TCGTCAACACACTCCAAGGAATTCAAAACCTCACCATCCCCCAAACCCAACCGCCCGCCCAAGACCACACCGCCCTCCTCACCGACCTCAAAGCCCGTCTTGCCCGCGCCTACAACGCCTACGAAGCAGGCACCCTCGACCCCCAAACCTACCACCAACGCGCCCAACACCTCAACGGACAGATCACACAAACACAACAAAAGATCGAAGATACCCAAGACCACACCGCCCACCAACAAGCCCGCCTCACCCTCCTCCACGGACTCATCGGCATCATAGACACCATCCCCACCTACATCGCCACCGCCCCACCCCAAGACGTCAACAACCAACTCCGCTCCTTCATCGAAAAAATAATCATCACCCCCGAAACCGTCACCATCCAACTCCTCCCCTAAAAAAACCTTATTCCTTCACTCCGATGAGACAATACGATTTTCCTCCCCTCCCTTAAAAAAATCAACCCCGCCTTCAGCGGGGTCTCTCCTACCAATAAAATGCGGACGGAACAAAGTGAGGGGGGCACCCTGTTCCATCCACACAAAAAGTATATCATAACTCCGCATCGATAGAGACACCGACTCGGCACCGGCTGCCTATCAATGTAGATGCGTGCCCGGTTGCGCTTATTGTCAACAAGGTTCCGTCAGTTGTAACAGACACCGCGCTGCAATCCCCAAAAGATAAATCTCTGACCTGTGCATTAGCTGCGGATGGGTTATAAGATGTCATAGTGGGGCTTGCGGTTCTCAAAATCACGGGTAATATCATGCTGAAATATACGCCATTTGCAGTCGCGCCTGCTTTATTCGCAATAAAAGTCAGGTTATTTGCTGATGTGTTGCTTGCTGGTGGCGTGTCGATTGGGAATGTTTTCCAATAGTACCTCTGGCACAATAAGAATTCATCTGTATAGATTCTCGGCGTCCAGCTTCTCAGTGTGTCCCCATAATAAAACCCGGCTTCCGCCATCCCCAGCGTGTCATTCACCGCAAGATCGGCATCCGACCACACTGCCAAAAGTAAATTCTTCGAAGTGCTAGGCACCGCCGCGCTGAAAGAAAAGGTCTGAAAGTTTGTCGTCACAGCACAAGAGACCGGCGTAGCGATCACCGCCAGGTTCGCCCCCAGCGTCGGGTCAGTACTGTCCGCATTGTAGGCACTCACCACCGCAGGGATTGTATCCGCCACCCCTGCGGCTTGTAGCTCAATGATCGCCATCTTCATCGTTCGCGCCACATTCGATCTCATCTTCAACTGGAACGAGACCGTCCTCCCACGGAAACGCACCGTCTCCAGATATTCAAGCGGCTGGCACACCAATATCTTCCCCCCGTTCGTGATCTTCTTGTACTCCCCATAATAAGCTGACGTGATCCCACTGACTCCGCTGCCCGAAACTCGCTGGTATTGCAAGTCAGCATTCTCACGATAACTCTTCCACCGGTCCGGTCCATACCCACCATCTGCAATCGCGGTCAATGTCCCCGGAGTCGTCCGTTGTGCAAAGTCAAACCCGCCATTGATCGCGTAATTCGTCGCATCCTCAACCTCCAGCGTCGGCAGCCCGCTCTTGACTCCCCCCGGTTCACTGCTGTCATATTGCCAGTACTCCCCATCTGCACCCGGAGGCAACACCAGGTACGTCCCCGGTCCCGTCCCAACAATGACTTCACCCTTCGCCGTGAAGTTTGAATTCGTGATCCCGCTCGGAATATTGAACTCAGCGACGCGCACCCTCAGCACCGCCTGCTTCTGCACCGTAAATTGATTGACCTGCTTCTGAATGACCAGGATCATCTCACACCACCTTGATATTCCCGAGACGCACCACCTGCACGTTCCCGTCACCATAGTCGATGGTCATCCGATAGACCGCCGCCGTGAAGTTGTACGCCTCGATCTCCGCCTTGGTCAAATTCAAATTGAACTGACCATTCGCCGGGGTATTCACGATCCGCGTCCCGTCCGTCGTCAGGTTGTCGAACTCCTCCCCGTTCGGGAAGCGTTTCAAGATCGTCATCGTCATCAGCCATCCGGTCGTATCCTTCGGCGTCACCTCATCGTCTTCGTAGGCGATGATCGTCTCATGCCAGTCGCCCCCGCGCACCAGCACAATGTCGTCTTCCAAAAATTGCTTGATCACTTCTGTCATGGTCTCTCCTATACGTGCAGCGCACTTCTCACATATTGATACGTCATCTCGCGCGTCGGCGTCTGGTCCGTGAACCAGGCGATCAGATCCCAATTCTTGCGCCGCGCCACATTCTCCATCTGATAGCGGTCCTCGTTCGCGCCCGTGTGCCATGGTCTGCCCATCGGTTCAAGGATCGTCTTACGCCCCGGCGTGTGAACCAGAAAGTCGATCACATTCCCGCCCGCCCGGTCGCGCCCCCCGAACACCGGCACCTGATATTCCCACGTCCAGCCTGTCACCTTCTCGATCTTCTCCAGCGCCAGGCTTACCCAATACTCATCCTTCGATCCTGCCTTCATCCCTCGGATGTAGAACGGCGGCTCATCCTCCGGGTTCTTCAGCTTCTCCGCCTTGACCACCCTCTCCCTCTGGGAGAGGGCAGGGGTGAGGGTCTTCCTTCCAAACTTGAACAACTTCTCCTGCTTGATCTTCATCACGCATCCTGCAAACTCACGCTCACCACATACGCATCCCCGCCATGCTCATTCCCATCCGCCCGCCCAAATCGGATCTGTCGCCGCGTGCCCACGTTCAGGAACACCATCTTCCCATCGAACAGCGAAGCCACCGAATTCATCAGCAATAAAGAGTCATTCGAAGAGTCGCCCCAATCCTCCAGCGTTTGCAGCTTCTCCGCCGCGCTCACCGTCCGCTCTTCCTCTCGCATCCCGATCCGCTCGTTATCCTCACACAATACATTCAGCGGACCGTACATATTTTTCACGTCCACCCGCATCACCGCAAAGATCACAATCGCCAGGAACACCGGCGTCTTATTGGCATTGCGTGTATAGCCTCGAATGCGGAACTTCAACCGCTTGCCCGCCAGCCCATACACCTGCGTAAAATCCACTTCCTGCGTCGGCGATGTGACGAACGGATCTTCCAGTGTTTGCCATGCGTCATCATCGTTCGTCTTGTAATCCACTTCGAACCAGCACACCGCCCGTCCCTCACTGTCCACTTCCAGCCGGTCCGTTTGCAGCTTCAAGAACTTGATCAACTTCTGCACGTCATACATCCCCGCGTGCATGCGTGCCAGTTCCACCGAGAACTCCGGCGTGTAGGGATAATTCGAATCTTCCAACTCGTTCACCGTATCCGAAGGGAACGGCAGCCACACCAGGTCATTCCCCTGAAACACCCACATCCGATCCAGTCCCGTCCCGGGGATCACCTGAAACGCCAGGCTCTTGATCCGCTGACCCTTCGGTGCCCGATAATGTTCATGCCACCCGCCGCTCGCCATGATCGAAGAATACCCGCTCACCCCCGCATCGATGGCAATGAAGAACCGCCCAGGGTATCCCAGCATATCCACGATAGACCCGCGCCTGTTCTCCGGCAGCCCCTCCCCAAGGTTCGGTCCCATGTCTGTATAGGAACCGCCGTAATATCGTTCTAGTCCTTGCAGCAGCGGGAAGTACAAATACACATCATGCCGCATCGGTTTCACCCCATTCGCCATCGAACGCACATTTCGGATCTCTTCCGGTCCTGCCGGGTAGAACCCTGAGATCGTGGTCGTCCCCGTCGCCACGAATACCATGTCCGTCTTGAACACCCACACCACTTCATTCCCGCTTGAGTCCGGGTGGACGATCATCCCATTGATGCGCCTGTATTTATTGTCCGCATTCAATGCCGTTCCCCACGTCAATGCCGTTCCCCATGCCGGGATGGTTGCGTTCGTATTGATGTTCACGCTCACGGCCCCGCTTAGGTCGTTGTTCCCCACCACAAGGCGCTGGGCTTGTGGTTTATATACCATGAACACCGCCGTCACCGTCCCCTCATTCGCCTGGCAGTTCGCCGCATCATCAAAGTCGCGCCACGTTCCCGCGTCGTTATAGGCACGGAACCGGCGCACAGTCACGCTGTCACCCATGCAGAAATACACCACCCCCATCGGGGTGACTAGCACGCTCGTCACCGGCGCAGTCAACCCGTGCCCCGTGATCTCTTTGATCTTCGGGGAGAGGATCACATACTCCGTCGTCGTCGTGTGTTGGATCGTCCAGGGCGTATCCATCGTCAGGCTGCCCGCTGCGTTCGCCGTGATCGTTCTCCATGGCTGCGGCTCCAGCTTCCCCGGTCCGTCCACGACCATCACCACATACCCCACCCACTCATTCGTCGTCCACGCTTTCGACGCATCGATCAATTTATCCAACTGCCCCGCGTTCGAGTCCGCCGCCCCCCGGTCGCCTGCCATATATAGCTTCGGCGCTCCGCTCGATCCCGAGACCACCGCATACTGCATCTCTTTATACTCAAAGAAGATACAACTCTTATCGCTGTCGGCATCCGTCAGGCGATAATACAGATCGTATGTTGCAGCAGTTGGGGTTGTGTCCCAGGTCTCCGTCGCGTAGGTCGTTCCCACCGACTCATTCACCGCGATCTTCCAATGCTTCCGGTCGTTGTCGCTGGCGTCTGCATACACTACCAGCCAGTAATACGCGCTCGTCAACGTCTGCACCAGCGTATCGTTTAGCCACTCGCTCAAAATATCAGCTGTCCACGTATCCGGCACCGTCAGGCTGGTTAGCATGACATTCAATGCGCCCGCCGTGTCCGACCACAACTCCACCTTCAGGTCGCCGGGCGTGCTGAGTTTGCGCAGGTTCAACCACACCTTACTCGTCGTTATCCCCGTTGCTAGAAATCGCTTATAGATGTATCGGTTCGCCCCCGTCATCTGCACCCAATCCACACTCCCCGGCATGGATTGCATCAGACTCCGGTGCGCTCCCGTCGCATACTGTTCCTGCGGTCCCGCGTAGGCTTTGTTCGCCCGCCCGCTCGCCGTTCGATAGGCGTCATAATGCTTCGTCGAGTCGCGCTCGAAGTCCTGGTTCCCGCGCCCGCCGCTCAGGTCATCCTGCACGATGGGGCTATACGGGTAATCGAAAATATCATACCCGCCCTGCCCGCTCGTCTGCTTGAATGCCGTCGTGAACTGCGGATTCTTTGTAAAGATATTCGCATCCCGGAATGCCGTCGCCACCCCATTCCCGTCGCAAATGGTCAACCCCACCAACTTCCCATTCCGATCCTTCAGGGAGATATGATGCGTCGGCTCGGCTTCCATCGGTGCGACTCTAATACTCACGTCCGCCTCCCGCGCTCTTCATTCGGATATCCGGTCCACCCAGCCTCATCCGCATCCCCTTCATCTTGTTCATCACCAGGTTGATCCGTTCCTCGATCATGTAATCCGGCTTCTTTCCATACATGCCCGCCCCCCATAGCAGCAGGTTCTTCGCCGCTTCCAACACCAGCCACTTCTCATTCAGTTCCGTGCTGATCTCCGTCTCGTATCCCGTAATGGACTCATGCTCACCCCGCCAATAGAGGTGAATGATGTCATCCTTCACCGGGGTAAATCCATAATCAAAGACCAGGTTACTCAATTCCTCAGCCCAATGATTGCTGATACTCTCATGCCCGCTCATGCTCAACTTCTCGGTCCGCACTTCCTTGATGTCCCGCACCCCCGCCGGGAGGGGAAAGACCAGCGTCGTCCCGTCCCCTGTCAGGCTGTTATCGTGTCCAGTCACATGCGTTTCATCCACTGCCTGCTGAATTGCCAGGAGCAGCTGTTCCCACGGAAACGCTCCCTTTACCACCGCATAGCGCGGACCCGCCACCCCAGCCGTCGTGTGTGCGCTGGTCAATGCCGGGGTCAACCCCGTGCAGGTCCCGTTGTCGATGCTGATATTCATCGTCGTATCGTTCGCCCGTGCCGTCTTCGTCGTCAACGTCACATCTGTCCCGCTGCCCCCCACCTCGAAGAAGTTCTTCACATCCGTATCCGCCGCCAATGCCGTGCGGATCTTGCCCGCCACCGTCGCCGCCGAATCCAAATTCAACACCGCCACGCTCACCGTCTTCGGGCTGTTCGGCATGGCTGCCGCCGTCACGATCACCGTCGCATTCCCGCTGCCGCTCACCGTCCCCGCCACGGTCGCCGTCTCCACCTGCTGCACACACAGCACGCTTGCCAACGGGTCGAACGTCACCTTCTGACTCATGTGCCCCGTGATTCGCAGCACCTTCCCCGCGTGTGCCCCGCTCAATATCCACAGCGTCCCTCGGTCGTAATATTCGTTCGGCTGCTGACTCATCCCAAAGGTATCCTTCAGGTAGGTCTTGCCCCCATCCGTCGCCGTCCCGATCATCACATCCGTCACATGCCGCATGATCTTTTGCGATAGGTCAAATACATTCGTCATATAAAAACCTTTCCCCTCTCCGGTCGCCGAAGAGGGGCTGATTATTCAAGGGATGTCTTACGCCGCCGGTTCCATGACTTTCTTCTTGCGCGTCACGACCGGTTCTTCCACGGGTTCCTCAATGTAGGGCGTCCCGTCCATGTTCATTTTCTCAACTTCGTACCCGAAGTCTTTCACCATCAGGTCGGCGATCTGCGCCGCACTGCGTCCAAGTTTGATCCCCTGCACGCTCACATCGTCAAAGTACGCCACCCCGTTCTGGAACTGAACGCCGCAGGTCTTCTCGTTGTAGCAAAGATTTCCATTGACATCCCGTGCTGGTGCCGTAGCTTTATAGCGAATTTGACTCATGATTTTCCTCTTTCTTTTTTCCCCTCCCCATCCTTCGAGATGGGGAGGGGAATATTGATTTAGGCGTTGTCGTCGCGGTTCGGACCGGATACGATACCGATCTGAATGGTGATGCTGGTCAGGGTCGTGCCGCCTTTGGTGAGCAGCACGCGCCAGTAACGACGCTTGCTCTGGCAAAGCAAAGCGCGGCGATAGCCCGACGCCACCGAGGGGGTGAACTGGGGCCATGCCGGACCGTCTTCAACGCCGGAGGCAAAGGTCGCGCTGTCTGAATACTGCACCTTCGCGTCAACGGTCGGAGATCCCGAACCGACCACCAGGGCGATCAGATCCGCTTCGACCCAAATGCCTTCGGCTCCGCTCTTGCCAACGTCCAACACAGCCGATCCGCCGGAGCGGGTGGTGCTGTTGGGGGTCACGGTTCCAGTGAAGCTCGTGCCGTCATGGAAGATCAAATTGTTGTCTCTCATGTCAATTCTCCTTAGCTCGCAGCCATCTTGAAACCCTTGATGCGGACGATGGAGTATTGGCTGGGGCTGGTCAAACCAAGCGCACAGTCAATGCGGCGCAGGTACTGCGGTCCGCTTTCCATCTCGTTCCCGTTCAGGGGGTCATAGACCTGCATATCCATCCCGTTCAGCATGAGACCGGAGAGTCCGTCTTCGGTATCCATGCGGGCAACGTAGAAGCTGGTCGCATCATTGCCGCCATCGCCGGGGTCTTCGGTGCTGGTGATGATCTCGGTCGATTTATCGGATTTCAAACCGACATCCACCAATGGCACACCCGCGAAGCTTTCCCACTTGCGGTCGTACATCTCGATCAGGTCATACTGAAGACCCAAATTGCGCATCACGGAACCCCATTTCAAGAACGAATTCTCGTTCACGAAAATGTGGGTCGCGCCGTCACAATACTTGATCGCCTGGTGCAGCGCATCCAGGAAGGTATTCATGTTTGCGGTGCTGGCGAGAACTTTCAGCGAATCGGTCGATTGGGCAAGGTCGATGGTCTGACGGTTGGGCATGCTGCCCACGCGTTTCTTCACGCCCTCGAACCCGTCCGGGTCCACGCCATGGTCGCCGTTGATGAAGTAATCGTTGAAGGTGAATGCCACCGCCTTCGCCTTCATCTTCATCTGCGTCACCAGCGGCTTCTCTTTCTTTGCCGCCACCTTCTCGCCAACCTTGTCGATCTTCACATCCCCACCCAAGAGGGCGAGGGTTTCCTGCACGTCTTCCGTTGTGCCGGTGCTTTCTGTGTAACCGCTGTTCAATTTGCGGAACCCAGCCGAGGGCATGGTCTGCCATCGAGTATCTGAAACTTTCAGCCCGTCCACTTTTTGGAACGGGACTGCAGCCATCAGATCGGAATAGCGAAGCACATCCAAAATGAACGCCTTCTGGGAGGGTTCTTTGGAAGCCTTCGCAATGTCAACCAGGGATACTGCCATGGTAATTCTCCTTGTAGTTTATTTTCGTTTGTCTCGCAGCCTCTTCTCGCCCAATTCATACAGGGCTGAAGTGTCTGTGATGTGCGATATATTGCTTGCGTCACTGGTACTGCCGCCGCTGCCCGATACGCGGGCTTTCGCGGTTCCCTTCAAGGCGCTCAGTCGTTCGGCTTTCGCGGTCGCGGCTTGGTTCGTAGCGATCAGCGTCTTGGCAAGGCTCCCTTTCGGGTCGTTCCATGCCTGCTCGATCAGCTTGAACTCCGGGTCGGTCGAACTGACCTGGATACCCGCTTCCTTAAAGACCTGCTCGATCTGATTTGACACGAACCGTTCTGCATCACCCAGGTCAAAGGCAGTCTGTTGAGACTCGTTGCCCACGGGTCTCTGCGGCTGTTTGAATGCTTTCTTCTGCTCATCGCGGATAATCGCATCTTGTGCCGCTTCATAGGCTGCTTCATCATTCAGGTTCAACGCCGCTCGATTAATATCCAGCGCCGCCAACCGTTCCTGAATTCTTGCATCAGTTCGGTTTTCACTCTTTGCCACCTGCGACTGGATCATGCGTGTGAAGCGATTCTCCGCTTCTGCAAGCAATCTTTCCATGTCTACACGGGTGAACGTCTGCTCCGTCTGCGGTTCCGTCTCGGCACTTACCTCATCGGTAGTCTGCTCTGGAACGTCCACTTCCTCGATGCCGGGCTGGGCATCCGAAGCGGCTTGGGAACTATCTTGTACTGGCATTGTGAAACTCTCCTTGTTGGTATTACATAAAAAGAGACGGGTCGCAACTCGTTATGAGTTACGACCCGTCTCTTCGTCTGTCGGTCAAATATATTTTCCCTTCCGCTCTCCTCCCCTCTCCTTCAGGAGAGGGGTCGGGGGTGAGGTTGGGTTGTTCTTCTTCAAAAATTATAGCACAAATCTAGTGGGCGGAGAGATGATCGCCTCGATCTTCTCTCTCAATGAAATATCGGGAATATACGCATAGGCTTCTGACAAAAGACAGATCAAATAAACCCTTTCGTTTATTTTGGCTATACGAATTTTACAATCTTCACATGTATGCGTCTCATCAAAATCGCACAGCCTCCCGCAATAAACACAATACACCCGTCACTCCTCACTGCCTTCTGCCTTCTGCCTTCTGCCTACTGCCTTCTGCTACACCTCCCCCATGATCGGCACCACCGCCGACAATGTATTCCCATTCGAGAACACCGCCGCCACACTCAGCAGATACATCGTCCGCGCCTCCAGGCTGCCCACTCCCTGCGAAGTCACCACCGTCCCCACAATGCTCTCATCCCCGCTCAACTTCTCATTCTCATAGCGGTTCTTCGTCTGGTTGAACAGCGTACACGTCGCGCTCGCCACCGTCCCATGCACCGCCGCCAGCGTCGCAAAGTCCAACGGATACGCGATCACCTCATCCACACCCTGCGGGATCGTCCGCGTCACTCGTCTTGTCGTCATATCTACCTCACTTCAAAATGGGTATCCCGCTCGGGCACATCCAACACACCCTCCCGCTCGGGAACACCGAATTCAATATCTCGCCACGGCACCGTCAACGTCTCGCAATATGTCAACGAAACAATCACCGCATCCGTCGTATGCCTATGGATTGCATCTGCCACCGTCAGGGTCGCCGCAATGGGGGGCACCGTCAGCGTGACTTCATCCGTCGTATGCGCATGGCTTGCATCTGCCACCGTCAGCACATCGACCTGTACCAACGTCACCGCGTCCGTCTTGTGCGCATGGCTCGCATCTGCCACCGTCAACACTTGCACGGATAGCAATTCACCTGCACCTGAAGGAAGCGGCGAGAAAATCCAGGACATTACGTGATTTCCCTCACCGACCAGGTGATTGCTCTATCCGTGCCGCTGTTCTTTATCAACGTAAAATCCCAGCCGTTCATCAGAATGAACGACGGTGAAATGAACAGCGGCAATCCCTGCGACCCATCGAACGTCCACGTCGCCGCTTTCAGTTGTGTGTCTGCCGCCCGCGCCTTTTCATAAAGCGTCAGCGTAAATTGATCACCCGCCGCCAGTGCGTTCAGGTCGATAAATACTTGCACGATAGCATCGGTTGTATCCGCGTCGGGACCGGACGTATCCGTGGTCAATGACCATTCGCTTGTGCTGATTGTTTCGCTTCCTTCTATCTGTGAGATTGGCATATCATCCTCCAATTCCTACTGCGACCGCGTTCCAGCCGCTTTCCGCCGTGCCGCTGCATGAGCCGCGCACGTACAACGTCCCGCCCGCTGGCACTTGTGCAAAACATTCGCCGGGCGGGAATGCTACATAATGCACCCGTTCACCTGTGCCAAGCAGCCCGATTCGCATGTTCTCTACGATCATATGTTTATTGGAACCATCCCCCCAAGCCAGGTCCATGTGATACATCATGGAAGTGGTGATGGCGTTGTCTATCTGAACGCACAACTGAAACCACCAAAGGTCTTTCGTTGTCGTTCCGAGGGAAACCCATGAACCCTCAGCCGATGAATTTCCGGGCGTGAAGGATACCCCGTTGCTGTTCGTAATGGTTCCGATGGTTTCAGAAAACGACCCGACTCGGATTGCCTCTGGGTTGCTCGGCAGTCCATAGAATATAGCTTGCACCCTGACAGTTCCGGCAGTTCCATTGCTGCCCTGAATACGAACGGCAACACTAGACCCCGCCTTGATACCTATGGGGAAGTAAAAGTGGATCCCGCCGTCCACATTATTGGCGGACTGCCCGCAAACAATATTGCTGATTTTTGCAGTGTAAGACGTTCCACCTGCCTCATCTATGCCAATATCCAACAGGTGATTCTTGGCTTGTCCGGTCGTGTTCCCGCCCGCTATAAGAAGCCGCACGCCCCAAACATCATTGGCAATGTTCGCGCTGCTGGCGATTTGCGTCCACGCACCCTCAGCATTGGTCGCTCCCGGCGTAACCGAAGTCCCCGGCGTGGCAGTTGCGGGGTTGTTGGCGTTGGTATATTTCCATGCAAACCGGTTGATAGTTCCTTTGATCATGTCGGGTCTTCGATCTCAATATCCCATGCCGGGATGTTGCAAAGCGCCGCCGTCAACGATAGGCTATTACAGGTCTTCACATACAACAGCTTCGAGGTCGCACTGTCACACAATGCCAGGTGCAGCGCCGTCCCGTTATTACTCACCGTGACTCCGGCATGTGCATTGCTGGTCAGCTTGCGCCCGCTCACGTCGCCGTCGGCTGGACCCGTGAAGTCGCTGCTGCTGATCGTCTTGATCGCCAGCATGTAGGTCGTGATCGCCTCTGCATAGGTCGTCGGCTGCGTGCTGCACACACAGATCCTCGTCGCGTTGTTCTTGATGTAGTTCAACGCCGCGTCTAACACGTCATTATGAACACTATTTGCCATGTCTCAATTCTCCATTTCTCAAAATTATTTCGGGGAAAATAACTCTTTCTATTTTTTCCCGTAGTCGAATATCTGAAACGTAAAAGCAGGCTTCCTTCAAGAGACAGATCAGGTACACTCTCTCGTTGATTCTTGCCAGCCTGTCCCTGCATTCCGCGCAGGTGCGCGTATCGTGAAAGTCACCCAGCCTCCCACAATACACACAGCGCATTACTCACCGCCATACATCATCCCAGGCAGCACCACACTCTTCACCCAGGTATCAAAACTATCCATCGGCTGCCCTTCCATGATCCACACATTCATCAGCGCCGCCCGTGCCCCGCTCGGCAGCGTGCCCCCCATATACGCAGACTCCCGCACGATCTCCTCCAACCCCGGCATCCACCCGCTCGTGTCCACCCGGTCGAACGCATCGCCCTTGAAGATCGGCTGATATTGTGGATAGGCGTCATACCAGTTGTCCTTCCAATCCCAATACTTCTTCAGGTTCGGATGTTCCATCAGGTACTTCTTGCGCTCGCTCTTCGGCAGGGCATAATAGCCGCTCTGCTCCTCGTAATAATTCGGGAACTGCTCCGTCCGCTGCGTGAAGTATTGATCCGTGATCGCCGTCACATCCTCGGGATACAACTTCATCTGCTCCGTCTGCGTTCCGCCTTCCGCATTCTGCATCTGCCCGCTGCCCGCTGACGGCTGACTGCTGATTTTCGGCACCCGTGCCCCCAACATCCGCGCCCACTCCGCCAGCTGGTTCACATCCAACGTCTCATAACTGCGCGTCTCCTTATCCAGGAATGACTGATTGAACACCTCGCCCATCTCAGCCCGCGCCAGCTTTTGGTTCGTCGTCCCCAACTCCATGTACGAGTCCCAGATCTGCCCGATCAGGAACGACTTCAACGCCTCGCCGTCGTCCTTGCCCTTTGCCAGGTTCGCCTCATATTCAGGATAGTTCTCGAAGAACCTCTGCACCGCCTTTGTATCCCCGGCATCTGCCAGCTTCCACGCCTCATTCCATTCCTGCTTCAACCCGCGATATTCCAACTCACCCGCCGGTAACAGCCCCGCCCCGAACAGACTCGGCAATGCCGCCTGCGCCGCCGCCTTCGGTCCACCGTGTAATGCCGCATACGTCACGCCTGCCAACGGCACACGCATCGCCAACTCCATATCGACTCTCTGCTGTGCCTGTGTCCAGATGTCGCCAGTCTTCTCGATCATCGCCACCTGTGCATCCTCCACGCTGATCAAGCCTTCCGCCACCATGTTCGCCACCTGGCGCTTCGTGTAATACTCGCCATACTCGCCGCGTGTCGGCAGCTTGAACTTCTCACGGCCCCAATCTTCCGCCTTGCCGATCAAGCCGAACAGATCACCGACCGGTTCCGCCCACGTCCCCTCCGTCACCGTGTCCAACGCCCGCGCTGTATTCCCCAGCGGTAACGTGCTGACCTTGTTCGGGTCGCCCTTGCTGATGCCCGGCACCTTGATCCCCGCCAAATTCAACGGAGTCGACAGATACCAAGCCGGTCCGAAGAACGACGTGAAGAAGTCCATCGGGCTTGCCGTCTCCGACTCTCGCCTCATCTGCGCCTCTTCCCACGCCCGCTCCCACACCTTGCCGCTTTGAGATTGCGCCGCCGCCAATATCTCTTTATCGCTGTACTGCCCGTCTGCCTGCCACTCTTGCAGCACCCGCTCCGCCTCGATCACCTGATAATTCTTCTCCTGCTGCTTGCGCTCGAAGGATCGCATCATCGTATCCGGGAAGAACAGGTTGCGCATCGGGTCAATATACAAGCCGTCGCCCATCCAGTCCGGCAGCCACGGCGCAGGGATGCGGATCTTCCCACGCAAACGCTCCGGCACATCCCGCTCATAGCGGTCCTGCTGCATCCTCAGCCTGGCATAGTTGCTGTATAACGCAGGCTTATCCAACGCCCGCGCCGCCCAATTGACCATGCTCCGGCTCGTGTAGAACTGATACGGCATCACCGCATCCGCGTATCGGTCGAACCCATAACGCTTCGAATAATTCAACAACGCGAAGTCCCTCTGCTTCTCCGCATAGCGCACCGTCGCCAGCTTCGTCGTCGCCATCTCACCCTGCACCTGGCGCATGTACTGCCTCAACATCGCCTGCCCCTCGGGACTCATGTCGCGCATTCCCCCCTCTCCAAATTGCGCTCTCCCATTTGGGGAGGGGTCGGGGGTGGGGCTGACACCTGACACTTGACCCTTGGCACTCTCTTCCATCGCACTCAGCAACGGCATCACCTTCTCGCGCCACATCGCATCCATCCCCTCGCTCGAAGCCCTGAACTGACTGTCCTCGTCATACTTCCCAAACGGCACATCCGCCTGCTGGAACAGACTCCCCTCGCCCTCCAAGGGAGAGGGGTTGGGGGTGAGGGTCTTCATCTTTTCCGCCGTCCACGCACTCAACGCCCGCACATCCTCCGTCTTCACCGGCGGCTCTTCCATCGATGACCAACTGCGCCACCCCTCATGATACGAACGGATAGACTCCGCATCCGGTCCCTCTGCCACCTGCCCCGCATCCCGCCGCGCCTTCAACGCCTCAGCCCGTGCCCGCAGATCGTCCACATCGAACGCCTCCGCAGACCTCCGCGCAGCCTCCATGTCCACATTCAACTCGAACTCAGGGCGCTTCACTATGCTCCCGGTCGGGTCCACATAATACTTGCGCGGATCGTACTTCATCTGCATCAGGATATTATCCAGATCGACCCGCGTATTCTCCGCACCCAGCATCCGATCAAAGACTCTGCGCACATCGTCCGTCATCTTCACATCGATTGCGCTGCCCGTGATCTGCTTATAGATCCCCAGCATCCAACCCTTGAACGACTCGAACGCAGCCTTCAGCTTCGGCGTCGGCGCATTGCCTTCCGTGATATACCGCTCGAACCCGCGTGCAAACTTCTCCTCCGCCGCCACATCCCACTTCCCATCCCGCACTCCCGCCCACTCCTCAATCGTCTGCAAATCCCGCAGCACATACGGATTCTTCGTCCGCTCCGCCACATCCGCCAACATCCGCCGATACACATGCCCGCTCTCATGGATCACCGTCGAAAAGTTCTTCCCCTCGAACGCATAGATCGTCGCCTTCATATTGTCGAACGTCACCATCCCCTGATCGACGACGCGACTGGGGCTGCTCTCGATCTTCTTTGCCGCATCCGAACCCATCAACCGTTCACGCACCGCAGTCAACGCTTCGGGAATATCCTGTGTCTTCACCGGCAGCCAATCCCCTTTCCGGTTCTTCACCTCAAAGAGGACATCCGCCATATACGTCTGCGCCCCTGCCCACTGACTGACCAGGTTGGCACGATACTCTTTCTTCCCAACCATCACAGACTCGCGCTGAACGACAGGCTTTCTCTCCATGTAATCCAGCACATCCATCCCCGCGATTTGCTTCAACCCCTGCTCACCATCCCCTGTCCCCTGTCCCCTGCCTTCTGCCAACTCCCCTGCATTCCGATACCCGCCCTCCACCTCCCCAAAGTAACGGTTATAAAAATCGTCCATCGTCTCGCCGGTGAACTTCTCATACCAGCCCGCCACCGCATCGCTCATCTCACCGTATGCCCGCATCTGCGTATCGTCCAGCTTGAACGCCGCCTGCATCTGCTCCATCAACATCGTCCGCTTCGTCACCGCATCAGCATGACTCTCCGCCTCACGGATCACAGTCTCCGCCTCCGCCGCCCGCCCCGCCACAGACTCCGCCCGCGCATCCGCCTCAGCCCGCGCCGCCACATCATCCGCCACCCTCGAAAGTAAATCTCTCCAAGTCTGACCGCTGACGGCTGACGGCTGCCCCAACATCTCATCCGGGAAATTCCCGATCATCTCATACACCTTCCCCAAGTCCGCCGCCTGCACCGCACTATCGAACTGCGTCTGCCACAACGCACTATCGAACGGAATCTCCTGCACCTCATCGAAGTTGAACCCCTCGATCCATGCCGTCTCCGCCGCGCTCAACTCCGCCGAATAGTCATGCCCCATCGGGTACACCTTATCCCCAGCCCGCGCCTTGTTGATCAACGCCGTCGCCTGTGCCACCCCAAAGTCAGGCGAGTTCACATCAATCGCATACCCATCATCCGCCAACAGCCGCGCCATCTCATCGATGCCGTAACCCTTGTTCGTCCCTCGTCGCGTAAAGACTCCCGGCGCACTCTTCGGCTTCGCTTCTCCGGTCAGGTCTTTCGCCATAGTCAGGTCAATGCCGCCATGCAACGCGATTGCCCGCAGGATGGTTGTGTCCTCGTTGATCTGCGTCACATCGAACTTCCGCCCGCGTGCCGTCGGCTCCGCCTTGAACGCCTTCTCTGCCGCCTGCCCCGCATTCGCTTCCTTGATCGCCTTGCGATTCTCCAACACCTGCCGCACCACCTCCGGCGTCAGGCGAGCATCACTCATATCGAACAGATCCGGGATACCCCCATACTCCGGCTTGCGTAACGCATTCAACAGCGCGAACCGGTCCTGCAAAATTCCCTTGTTATAGTTCCCTCCCTTGCCCCAATAATCGCCAGCCACTTCCCACACCGAGTCGACTCGCGCCCGCTTCTCCCCAGCCTCCGCCCCCTTCCTCTGCTCCGCCGCCGCCATCAACCCATTCACTTCATCGATGGCAACCGTTTCCCCTGAAACATCTGCCGCCTGCTCACTGCTTACCGCCTTCTGTGCCGGTCGCGCATACTGACTCTTTGCCCAACGCTGCACCGTATCCGGGCTTGTCACTTCACTCACAGGCAAAGGCTCACTCCCAGCAACCGGACCAGCCGGAGGCGGAGTCTGAACCGGTCCGCCTTCTGCCTTCTGCCCTCCGCCTTTACGTATCACTCTCTCCAGCCGTGCGATCCCCTCACTGTTGATCTGTTCCAACTCAATGATCTGTAAGGGTTTCGTCTCGCTGTAATACTTCTGCTTCTGTGCCGCAATGTCTTCCGCATTAGCGCCCATCTCACGACCGGAATCCAACGAGGCGCGGAAATCTTTCTCCTTCTTCACGATCTCCAAGTTCATTTCCACAACCGCATCCCACCACTGCCGCGCCGCCTCCCCTACAGGAACTCCGTATAACTTTTCGTATATCTCGCCGAACGCTTTCCCCATCTTCACTTCCGCATCGTGCTTCGCGCTGAAGCCGCGCTCGAATATCTTGGCTTCTTCCACTTTCATCGCCTCGAAATCGACCCACCGCTGCGGGTTCTTCGGGTCGCCTGCGTATTTCTCCCGCCATTGACGCCGCCCTTCAAGCATCAACTTGTATGCGTTCCCCATCGAAGTATCCACCTCGCCTATCGCTTCGATAAGTTTCAATGCCGCCGGGTCGCCGCTCAACCCCAACGCCTCTACGATCCCTGTGAACTTTGCGGCATTGGTCGCATTGATTCTCCTGAACTCCTTGCCGCTGATCTCATACGCCAGGTCTATAGACTTTGCCCGCATGTTCTCATCGTCGATCAAACGCAGGGCATTCATCACCTCACCGAGCCGGAAGTAATGATCGAGCCACACGTCCATGTATTCCCCATGCGCTTTTTGCGCCACATCCAAAGCGGCAACCCCGCCTTCAAGCCCTACTTTATTCTTCGTGTGTTCGATGTGCGCCTTCAAGTCTTCCCCCGCCCGCATGTCCATCCAATCCTGCGCCACATCGTTCGCGCGTTTGAACGCCCCCGCCACACCGTCGCGGGTCGTCTGCCCTTTCAAGAACTGGTCAAGCGTATCCAGCACACCGATCCGCTCCAACATCTGCGCAGCGTCACTGGCACTCATGCCCGTCTTCTCCGCCGCATCATGGATCAGACTCCGCGCCTGCACCTCCGCCTGCCTGCCGCTCAACGCCTTCTCGATCTCCGCCTGGTTCATGCCCGCTTCAATCGCCGCATAGATGCGCTTCGGGTCTACGCCCATCTCCTGCATGACCTTCACCATCTGCGGACTCATCTCACGGAACCCCACCCCACGCCGCCACGATTGACTCCACATATCCTTCATGCCGATCACCCACGCCTGCTTCCCCTCAGCCTTCTCGAACCACGCGGATAATTTACTGAACGGCATCCCTCTGGATAACTTGCCCATCGCATCCTTCGCCACCGTCAACGGACCCTTCCCCCGCACCGCCTTGTCCATCTCTGAAGTCTTCAAGCGTGCATTCCCTGCCGCCTGTTCCACCTGCCCGCCGATCCCCACTCCCTCCTCAAAGCGTGCCGGGGTCATCCCCATCCGCTCGATGAAGGAGTCGATCTGTCCCGGCAGCATGTATCCATACAGCCCACTCACGGCCCGATGCACCATGTTACTCAGCCCGTTCGTGATCGCATACCCAGGCGAGCCGCCCAATAGCAAAATACTCTGCGCCTGTTTCATCAGCGCAGTTGTCCGAAAGAATGCACTCTTCGCTTCCGGCGTCTCACCCAGCATCAATCGCTTCGTCACCCACTCATCGAAGTGACTGCCCAGCTGGTCCAGCATCAACGCCTTCCACTGCCCCGGGTGCCATGGCAATGCCCCCTCCCCTGTGAACACATCCACCATCTGCTTCAACGTCTCGGCTGTGAACCGCCCCGCTTCCACATCTGCCAGCAATGCCTTCGCCCCCTCCGAAGTAGACTTTTGCAGCTTCTTCAACACCCGCTGAAAGTCCTGCTCCGCCGTGCCGCGTTTCACCAGGTCATCCAACACCGTCCCCGGCTGGTCGCCCAACACATCCGCGATGCGTGTCAACAGGTCACGGTTCCCCGCCGTCATCTCCCAGGTCTGCGCCACCCCGTCCAGCGTCCCGGTCGCAAAGTCTTTCAACGCAGGCAGCACCGTATAGAACTCAGGGCTTTCCGCGAAGCGTGTGCCCAGGTCTGCCCATGTGTTCATGTCATTGTTCGATAATGCCTTCAGATACTTCGTCGCCTGTGTCGGGTCCTCGAACATCTGAAGCATCGCGCTTACGTTTTCATAGAACATCCCCGCCCCGGTTTGTGCCCGGCTATGGGGAGTCTGTGTTGCCTGTTCCTCCAGCCAGCCCGTCTTGTTCTTGATCGGGTCCAGCAGCCCCTTCTGTGTGTTCCATAAACTTCCCGCCTTCACCTGCCCCTGCTCATTGATCCCCGCCACAAAGCGCGAGAACCTGCCCATCTGATCCACCTTGAAATTCGGATCGATGGTTGTTGCCATGTTCGATTGGATGATGGTCTTATATCTGCTTGCCGCATCGGTAAGCCCCGGTTCTTTCGACTCCGAAGACATCTTGAATGCTGCCTCAGCAACACTGTTCCCCGTCAATTTGGCAATGCCCTCCCCTATTTTTGTACTTGCTTCACCAAACACATTCAACGGATCGGCTAACATCTGCCCTGCAAAGTCACCTACTTGCCCGCCTATATCACTTTGAGCCTCTTGATACACCTGCAAGGATGCCTCTTTCAAGGGCACACCCTGATCCGTCAACGCCTTGATCTGCTCTGCGCGATAAAAAATAATATCTTCACTTCTTAGGTAATCGTCGGCTTTACCTTTGACATTTTCGAATGGCATGGTTGGATCATTCTGCCCAACAACAAAACGCTCTCCCTGCCATGTTTCAGCAAATGCTTTGTCCCACTTGCTTTTCATAAGGTTCAAGTATCCGGCGTAATCGTACTTCTTTAGGTTGTTCATTTCCTCGATGCTTGGCATCCAATCCCCGCTTAATAATGCGGGAACGTTCTGTAAGCTGGCGAGAAGCGGGGTTGTCTCATACGTCATGCGCCCCGCTTCGTTTAGGATAGCCGCGCCCTGTGGGTCATTCATTAACTGAATAAAGCGCGGGTCTCCATTGTAATAAGACTTGGTGGTTTGTTCGCCGATCTCACGTTCCAAGAAATCGACCAGCGCATTCAATGCCCACATGCCCTTGGCTGCGCCTGTGGGTTGGTCCTTCAATCCACCTACAGGGTTGAACTCCTGTCCGCCTACATAGCCCAATCCATATCCG